GTCTTGAGGACTTCTCGTCTGATCAATACAAGGCCAAGATTCGAGGGCTCTACTACGCATACTTCCAAGGACCTACCGTAGCTGCTATTAGGACAGGAGCCCACATACTCATGGGACTGCCTGTAGCGAACTACGCGGGAAGCGTCACAGCTATAAACGAAGGGTTCTCGGGAACCCACGGCCAGATCTTCGTAGGGACTAGGGGGTATCTATATCCGCTAGCAGCAGGAACAAGCCTATCAGTTGGAGATGCAGTAGAGCAGTTCCAGTCTCTATCTGGGGGAGTAGACGTAGTAGATTACATAAGCTCTCCGACGTGGTTCAGTGGATCTAGCACCGTTAGCGAGATCCAGAAGTATCACACGTTCCAAGTGCAGCTAAACCTGGATGTCCTATCTACGGATACGCTGTCTCTGGCATCTGCGTTCGTCCAGAAGCTCTCCCCTACATGGAAGCGAGGTACGTTCCTTGGCTACAAGGACTCTGTGGACTCTGTCAGTGTGTCTGACAGGGTCATCGTGGCCCTATCGCTCCGCCTGTACGACATATACTGCGCACCTCTGGCAGCTCCGGCGTTCGATGAGTCTCTACTCGCCCCACCTACAGTAGACTGGTCCTACGGGCAAGGGACTATCCCTTGGTCCGCTACGACACCTGCTATGTTGCAGGGAGGGACGCTCCTTACCGGGTCCATATTGCTGACAAATGCGCTAACGTTCTCAGGAGTAGGTACTCTGCTGCTGTCTGAGGTAGGAGGCCCCGGAGCTGTGACGGGTGTGCACTTAGCGTTCGCTGTATTTAGGGAGTCGTCATCAGGATCGACTACCGTAGGGAGCACCGTCCTAGTAGATCCGACCGCCAACTTCACGGAGTCGGGCAGGTTGGTGGGCGTAGGAGATTCCGTCATCCTTGAGGGGGTGCATCGCGCAGTCGTCTTGTCCGTAGACAGTGCCACGCAGATCACTCTCGGATCCGCCATCCCAGTAGGCGGGTCGGCTATACACTATACCGTCACTGGGCGGTATGACTCCTGGGCCACCGTAGCAGCAGTGACGTATGATGTGTCTGCGTCATTTACATCATCGTCGCCTATGGTGGCCGGGTCATATAAGGCGCTCTTACTCAACAACGCGTATATCAATGCCTACTATGACCAGTTCGAGGAGCTCTGCCCAGATGAGAGCCTCTCATTCTCGCTCATAATCTCAGCTACGTATGCCGGTACGTTCCCCTTGTATGTTACCCTACCTACATCAAGGACGGCATACACGTCGTATATCATCAGCGCGCCTCTCGGAAGTCCCGGGGATCGCGCTACTAGCACGCTAACGGAACCGGTAGTATAGGAGGTCTTCGTGAGGGACTTATGGGAAGCACTAAAGGCTGAGGACGCCCTACACGTCATGCTCAAGAAGAGCGGGAAGGTCGTAGGGGCGATATATAAAGATTCCGACGTAGAGGTAGTCTCCGCGTCACTGAAGATGAGGGACGTCAAAGATGTTGCACGCGCTAGCCATACTTAAGATCTGGTGGATAGAGGCCATCAAGGCACGCAATCGCTTCGTGGAATCTTTCAAGCCTAGCGGGTACGTAGAAGCCACCCTCATACATGCTACGGGGCCTAACGCAGGGAAGGTGTTCCGCACATACCGCGGCAGCAATATCGTTACGGGGTGGCTGTCTGGAGGATCTCCTACATCGGGCCGTGATCTAATGCGCCGTATGTTGATCCCACCTAGCTTCTCAGCGGACTCCTTGTCCGGAGTCCCTGACGCATGGGTTGGGCAAGTCGTACTAGGCTCAGGCACGACGGCCGAGACATCCGCCGACGTAGCCATCGAGGTGGATATGGCGCCACCTGCCATAGCTCCTGTGTCTTCCGTCGTACTAGATCCTATCAACCCCTACGTAACCTTCGTCTGCTCGTTCAACGAGTCGGAAGCCAATGGGACTATCTCAGAGGCCGGACTTCTGTCAGGGCCTGCGCGCAATGACTTTCTAGCAAGGAAGACGTTTACGCCATTTACGAAGACCTCTGACTTCACGCTTGAGATCAGGTGGCAGGTGAGATTCTAATGACTACGTTCAAGACACGCTCCGAGATAGCAGCAGCCGGCGAGTTTATTCAGGCGCTGGAGCCTCTGCGCTCAGGCTCCTTAGCATCAGGGCAAGGCACCAACCGCGCGCTCGAGCGGCTAGCGGAGAACGACAACGCTCTCTTAGAGGCAGTCCAGCAGGCTAAGTCGTCTGTGCTCGCAGGCGGCGGTAACGTGGCGCTGTCTGGTGGATCTCTCTCCTGGTCTGCTGACATGACAGTGTACTTCGCGGGTGAGGTTGGGGCAGTGACGTACAACACGATCACGGCCGCGACTATCAGCATTGCATCAGGGAACGTCCTGTATGTCCTGCTAGATAGGTCCGTGCAAGGAGCAGCAGTCTCAGTTTCCGTAGCGACAGACTTTTCTGCGTACCTGGCTGTGATCACTGGAGCCTCCAGCAGGTTGGACTACCAGGTTATTGCGTTGTACGACGGCTCCGTGCTGCACTTCACGTCGGGAAGTAGACTTCTATCTGGAGAGTCCCTTAGCGGAGGACTAGTCACTGACTCTCAGTATGGGCAGCAATCAGAGGTGACGGCTGTACGTGGCTATCAGCGAGAGAACAAGAACATACGCATGATAGGTGGTGGGGATATTTCGTGGGACAGTGCGACTAACACCCTCACGTGGTCACAGACTATCTACCTAACCTTCCCATCCGCCGGAGGGACGAACAGGATCATAGGACCGTCTAGCGTCGTTGTCTCACCGGACTCTGTGTGGTTCGCTACACTAGCGAGGTCCCCGGCAGGCGTGTCGACGCTATCTACGGGAGTCGGCGCCTTATCTGGAGGAGTTCCTGCGGATGACAACTCACTGGCGTTGGCTATACATAACTCCGTGGATGGGCGAATATACCTAATGGACGGTACTGCGCTGTCTGACTCTGAGACAGTTAAGCTCGGAGGAGTCCGTATAGGAGTGCAGTGGTTCTACTCGGCAGTAGGGAGCGGAGCTCAGGTAATCGACATAGATGCGTCTGTCGCAGGACCTACATCCTACCGCGTAGGGTCTGGCGAGCTCATGGTGTACCGGAACGGGATGAAGGCGACGCCATCGAAGGCATATTGGGCCGGAGGCGCGTATCCAGTTGGGGCACTAAACACGTCAGCGGGTGCTTTAAGCACACGCGACTCTTACGTGGAGGAGGATATCGGAGATGGGACCGGGACTCGGATCATCTGGCTATCGGATGGCCAGATAGCCGGCGAGCCTCTGTTCCATTCCCTTACTGCACACTCTCCGGGGACTCCGTATACGTGGCCCGACTCTACTGACTACGTAGAGGCGTTCATAGGTGTGCAGGGTGCCGCACCCTCCGTCAATCTACCAGACGGTATCTACGGATTCGAGCGCGTATGGACATCACAACCTACTACCGTCTCTATGGGAGGAGGTAAACTGATATCCAACTCAGAGGTGTACGTGAGTCCTCTGGCAGGCATATCCCTAACCGTGTCGTCGATGATCGGAGGGGAGGTGCTAGCCCCGGACTCTTGGCACTATGCGTACATAGGCCCCGGCGTGTCTGTGGGCGCTGCTCCCGCATTCGCACTGTCTACGCAGCCCCCAGCTGTCCTAACAGCTGGTCACGGCGTCCATCCTACGTCATCTGGATATCGATTCGTGGCGTCTGTCTACGTTCGAGCTACCAGCGACATACTACCTATGTCGAAGGCAGGGAGTCAGGTTGCGTTAGGGCGCCACTTCGACGTATCGGCTCCGTTCTCTAGCGCGGTGGCGGACGTGTGGAGCACTGTCGACCTATCTGCGCACATACCCGCTGGAGTTAGCTACGTAAGGCTCAGGCTCCTGATTACGGCGCAAGCGGCAGTGGCTGCTGGAAGTAGGCTACTGCTCGAAGCTAAAGTCCCCGGATTTGCGGCACCTGGACAGGAGAGCTACGCAATAAAACCGTCTAACTCGAACATCGTCGAGTTCTTGCTGGACATGCCTCTGGACGCACTTCAGAGCGTAGACATACGACTGAGCTCGGCCTCCTTCCAGAACGTAGCAGCGGTGTACTTGATAGGCTACTCTGAAGGCACATACTCTAGCGGACAAGGATTGCTCTAATGTCAACTGTTAAACGCGAACAGCTTAGGGATGCAGAGTCGTCCACAAATACGAGGCAGGACCGTAACATGTTCGCTACAGGCGGAGGTGCATGGACCTGGGATGCCGGGACTGGGACGCTCTCGTGGGGTCAAGGGTTTCAGATACAGAGCGGGTCTGGGGCAGTGGCATCTATAGCAGGGCCATCGTCGAGCGTGGTCGGGACAGCATCTGGAAGCACGCTATATGTAGACATCTCGCGTACTACGAGCCTTACTGTTCCTGCTGTGGGGGGCCTCCTTATCACAGATTCGGCATTCGCGTCCGACTACCGGGTAGTCGTCGGAGTGCGTGGAGCTGACGGGAAGTTCTACTTCCGCAATGGGACTGTGATGTCGGACGGTGACTCCAAGCAGTTCGGCACTCTTAACTCGGTAGTGGATAGGGTAGATATCGTAGCCGACGGGTTGGCCTTACAGACCGTCGGATTCACATACTTAACCGGTAAAAACCAGCTCCAAGTTTACGTGGGCGGCCTTCTACAGGAGCTGACCGTCGCGTATGTAGAGACTAGTAGCACGCAGATGACCTTCCAAGCCGGGCATATCCCTGGTGTAGGCGAGACCGTGACGTTCATAAACGGCGTGGGAGGGCAGGGCCCGGCAGCGACTGGGACTGTGTCCTTGCAGGACGCATGGGCCGTTGGTCGATCCATTGACGTATCATCCGGGAATGGGCTCCAGCTATCGGGATCTGTCGGACAGCAGGTGCTCTACACCCTAAATCCTGCTACAGGCCTGCCCACCTACTCCGTGGTAGGGACTACTGGAATGACGCACAACATGTCAGGTGTGGGAGGGTATACGTTCGACTCTAACGTCTCGACATATCTGTGGGGACTGGTCCCAGCAAACGGCGGGGACGGCGCGCTCCTTTTCATGGATAATGGATCAACGAATCCGGGGCTCAGAGTCACATCCAGCGGGCAGCTGGAGTTCGGCTCCTATGCCGGTGCATACCCTGCGGGCGCATGGTCGGGATCAGGTGGGATCAAATGGTCCGTGTACGTAGGGACGCTAAGTGCTGGAGCTGCTACGGTGGTAGCTACGGGACTTCCCTCCATCATGGGCGTCGTATTCTCCGTTCATGATGCAGTGACAGGGATGGAGATCTGCCACGAGGCAGCACTAGGCGCAACAGCATCCAAGGCACATGCTGTGTTCTTCGACTCCGCGACTGGAGATGTTACGATAGCTGGAACCTCCGCTGCTACTGGATCTACTGGACAGGATGTCGACGGTGAAGCATACTCCCTCGTAGTATTCCACGCATAGCAGGGAGGAAGGGATGACTAAGTTAGAGGCATCGCGTAAGTACAAGCACATCATACGACCAAATGGGACCATTCGCGTAGCAACCAAGGCGTCGATCACCATCTCGCCTGACGAGATATGTGTGTACTCTGACGATCTCATGTCTCCGAGTAGGAGCGTCTATGACTTTGTGTCTAAGGAGCTCGTCGAGCTGTCCCATGCCCAAGTGAAGAAGAAGGACGAGGAGCGACACAAGAAGGCCAAAGACCTTCAGGATGTGGAGGAATCCTCTCGAGCTAGCAGACTGTCGGCGCTTACCGCTATACTAGATCGTGGCTCAGTCCGTAACAAGGACATCAAGGAGGCCCTACGTATCATGGCGTCCCTTCTTGTAGATGGCGTGAGCTACGATCTGCGTGAGGACGAGGACGAAAAAAAGGACTGAGGCATATGCCTCAGTCCTAGCTACTTACTGGATCGCCGCTAGGCGGCAAATCCGAGTGACTAGACTCTGTTTGTAGGGAAGCTCTCGTGCCTTCGGCACTCCGACCTTCTCTGCGATATCGCGGAGCTCCTCAATCCCCATAGCCTTCAACTCTGCGCGAGTGAAGTCTAGCGTGTCAGATGACTCGGCTGGGGTAGGGGCCGGCTCGTCCGCAGCTACCTTCTCGACAACAGTGGCCTTCTTGTACTTCTTCCGTGTACGCTTCTTGGTGGCCGGTGCCTCTTCCGGTGCATCCTCCTCGACGATTGTCGAGTCCTCTGGTATGGCTGAGGCCAGTGCCGTCAGGGCAGACTCCGACGGGCCTTCCAGCTCCGCATGCGGGTCTAGGTATGCGCAGACTGTCTTGAGGTTGTTGTTCACTGTGTTGAGGAATGCGGCCAGACCTACGACGCCTTCGCGAAGTAGCGCTACGTCCTTGGTGAGCGCTTCCAGCGACTCACCGGTAGACCCTTTATGCTCTTCGAGCATCATGCCAATTGAGCCGACGGCGGTCTCGAGAGGTTGCAGGTCGACGGCGACAGTTGGTGCCGTGTCCTCATCACGCGTAGGAGTTACTAGGCGTATAGCTGGAGGGTCTGTGACAGTCCGCTTAAGTGGAGTCTTGCGCTTAGATGGGGCTCTCTTCTTTGCAGGAGCTTTGCGCTTCTTCGCTGGAGCCTTTGCTGACCCAGGACATACGTCCTCTAGCGTGGCCAGTGGGACCTCCTCGCCGTCTACGACCTCGACGAGCCCTAATGCCCGTAAGTCGATCGCGTCGTACCTGCCTTCCTCTGCGCAGAGGAGGGACTGCATGATCGTCGGAACGTTGTTAGGGTAGACGATCGACCCCACCTTTGACGTCCGGACGCATCGACCGTAGTCGAACACGTTCTTGGTCTTCGCCTCGATCAGCAGGGCTAGGTCTCGTACATCGCGGAATTGCGAAAACGCGGGGAAGTAGACGACTCCCTGTAGTCCGAAGACTTTCTGCGCTTGTGCGATCAGCAGGGGGCGTGATCGCGGGTGCTCCAACATCTCTTCTACGCTCATTTCATTACTCATATCTTGTCTCTCTTCTATATCGGTCATTTAGACCAGGTCTTGGTTAACCGCGTAGCACTCTACCACGCGTGAATGTTTGCATGATCTGCATTGCAAATCACAGCTCATGTTGGCCTGACTTATCGTCCCAGCCTTCTTCTCTATGTAGGCATGTAACATGCTCCTCTGCCCCGCTACAGGGTCCTCTAGCTGTTTCTCTGCACTCCCTAGTATGTACGTAATCAGGGTAGTCCTATCGACTCCCCTGCTCGCGTAGTCAACGCCTACGTCCTGCGCAATTGACACGAGCTCGGAGTGACTGCACTCCTCCAAGCCTAGCGGATCAACCGGGTAGTCCTCCTTTATCTTCTTCCTCCTATGAGCCTTTGGCTTGCGTCTAGGCCTGATAGCCTCCCTGCTCATCAGTGCTTTGAGTCTGTCGTCGAGTCCTTTGGACATGGATACTCCTCCTTCGAGTAATCTAACGGAACAACTAAGGCGACCATGAACTCTTGGTCCTCTGCTTCTCTCTTATGCGCGCAAACCGTCCAGTTGTTGCGATCCCTCATACCCAGAAGCTTCGCGATGGAGTCCTCCGCGAGCTTAATGAGGTTGGACGTATCCATGTCACGGAATGGAGACTTAACCCTCCCGTCCGTGCCATAGGTTCTGTTGTACAACTTATCTGGGCTTAGGAAGAACCAGAGGTGCAGAGCGTACTTATCCTCGTGGTCCGGAGAGAACTTCATGAGATCTCCCGCACTCACTCCCCCACGTGACGATACGAACGCATTAATGAACTTCTGCGCAGCGGAGGACTTTATGCGACGTCCTCCCCTAGTGAAGTACAGCTTGTTCACACTCACTGGGATCTTCGGGAACGTTAGAAGTATGCGACCGCTCATCGCTTGAATGTCCTGCGCCTACGCGACGCTCCGGTAGGTGCTGTGGGCGTCTTAGTGTAGCCTCCATGCTCGTCGTGCTCCAGTGCAGCAAGCTCGCTAGCGCGCCGGGTCTGCTCCCTGCTGATGTTGTTGAGTGTTCTCCTCAGCTGCTCCTCCCTAGACTTCGCGGTCTCCCAGAACACGCGGACACGCAGGAGTCCTGCATCTACTTCTACGTAGCGGGAGTCGCAGAAGACCTTATCCTCCACGACATTGGCTGGGACTCCTACTTCCTCCTTGTAGTAGAGCGACAGCGCAGACTTGATCACCTTCAAGTGCCTCTCCTGCACGTCCTTTATGCACTTAGCGCGGGTTACCTCACTGGCGACGTAGTTAGTCCAGTTCTGGAAGTAGCTGAACAGCTTCCCAAGCCCTAGAGGAGACACCTCCGTCATGTCGTCAGGCGGCAGGGGGTCGGAGTGGTCAGCCCACTGGACGTACCCCTCTAGCCCGTCTGGCGCGCTTGGGGCGTCCAGCGGTCCGGTGATCCGGCTCGCCTCCAGCACCTCATCCGCTGCATCTATAATCCCGTCATAAATCTCCAGCAGATCTTCTACTTGTAGCGATCGGGCTGTCGGGAATCTACCTGCCCCTTTTCTGTGGTCTGTCATTAGAACCTCCTGTTCTGTCTCTGTTTATCGGTGTAAGACTGGAGATCAGGCTTACACTTCCATCCATACTTGCACCGACTGCATGTGTAGTCGGAGCCCTCGCCTTCCGGCAGCTCTCCGGCATCCACTATGCGTATGATGCGCTCTGCGCGAGCCGCTACCTCATGCCAGACCCCTGACATAGTGTCTACTACGAACTCGCGAACACTACCCGTAGCCTTACAGACATAGAGGTAGTGTATCCTCTCGTGACCGAGAATCTTTGCGTATATAGTCGCTTGTCTTACGTGATCCTTCTTCGGACCAGACAAGGACTTGAATCCCTTCTCGCTAATGGACTTGATCTCCAGCACGCCGACAGTGAAGGAGCCGTCACAGGACCCAGCTATGCGCAGCTTAGGCCATACGGCATCGTCCTCCGGAACGAATCCGGGGAGCACGCCGAGTAGCGCATGCTGAACTACGTCATGTACGCCATGCCCATAGTCGAAGATCCTACGCAGTGAGGGACTTACAGACTCCACCTGCTTCGTCTTCAGCAGTCCGAGCGCTATCTTAAGGTCGCAGGGAGACGTGCTGATCTCCGACGGAGAGATCACCCCACGCCGCCTACCGTTAGGCTTCCTATTCAGCGAGAACAGGTAAGAGTTAACCTTGTTCTCCAGATCCTCGTCACGCGTGGAAGAGACTCCTGCTAGCGACATAGGGACAGGGTCCACATCAGCTCCGGCGTCGCAAGAGCCCTTGTATGGGCAGGCGCGGCAGACGGCGTCTCTGACCATACCTATCGGAGCCATGCTCCCGTTATGCGTAGCAGACACGTAGCAAGCATCGTCCCGGGCGATGGTCGACGCATTCTCGAAGTCACCAGAGATTCTCCAGAAAGACCACGACTGCGAATTGCAGTCTATGCAGATCAGCACTACCCGCTTAGCCTCCAGAACGTGCGCCTTCGCAGACGCAACCAGCAGGGACTTCCTATGTGCAGGAGATTTCCCGCTAGCTACCTGCGAGTCTCCGCGTATGGAAATCTCCACGAGCGATTCAGTGCCGTCCTCACATAGCCACCCGTCACCCCTAACCGTGACCTCGCCGTACGTGGACGAGCTGCCTACCCTATAGCCCTTTAGGGCTCCGAGAAGGTACGACTGCACCTTCTCGCGGAATGCCGCTGCCGTCTCTCGAAGTATTATGGCATCAAGTGGCTCAGCATCGCGAGGCTCACCGCTAAGGCTATACACATGACGGGCTCCACACCTGTCTTGAACTATCTCCTCGAATCCTACCACCCTACTGTTTCCATACCTGCGCTGCATGGAGTCCTGTAAGAGGTCCCTAAGCTTCATCTTCTCCATCACTGTCCTCCTTTAGCTCCAGAAACTCGCTCTCATACAGCATGATCCCCTCTGGGACTAGCTGTATGAGGTGAGGAGTCGGAGCATTCTCTGTCTGTATCTTGTATGATTTCCTGTTTCTGTTCTTGTTCAGCACGCTAATGAAAGCGGGATATGCATCCCCGGCGCATCTGGAGTCGTACCACGACCTCCTGACGATGCACCTACGCGCAATGTTCCCCTCCAGGCAGAGCTCTACATGAAGCAGAGGCTCCTCGCCGGCAGCTGCTGCACCGTCAAGGAGCTTGGACCATACTGCCTGAGTTAGCAGAAACTTGTCCTTGCGCGTCTGCTTAGACTCTACTCGCCACTCGTAGAAGAGTCGGCCATCTCCGTCCAAGTTGGCCGCACCTGACGCTACAGTAGCTCGTGCTCCTACCAACGCATTAGCACGCGCCTCCTGACGCTCCCAAGTAGACTTCCGCTTGAAGTGACTGGCTTGAGGCTTCACGTAGAGGTGGCACGTGTCTGCGTGCTGTATGAAGTCGTCTACCTTGGTAGACCCTCTAGGGCCTGCTCCTGCCCTGACTCTAACGTCTCCGACCTCTCCGCAGTCCTTGCACCGTATGCCCTTACACATACGAGGCTCGATCACTGTGCACTCCGCGCTGCCTTGATCGCAGATACGACGTCTGGATTATCCTTTAGCCAGTCCACGGCGTTGTCTCGGCCCATCCCTATGCTCTTGCCGTCATGCTTGTACCATGCGCCAGCACGCGACATGATCTTCAGCGACACACCTATGTCTAGAACCTCCGACGCCCACGCGATTCCCTCACCAAATCGGATCTCGAACTCGCAAGTCTTGAACGGAGGAGCTGTCTTGTTCTTGACGACCTTGACCTTGGTCTTATTGGCGTAGACGTCATCTCCCTTCTTAAGTGATCCGACGCGAGACACTTCTAATCGCTGAGACGCGTAGAACTTCAGCGCATTCCCTCCGGGAGTAGTCTTAGGAGATCCATAGGTGACTCCTATCTTCATGCGGATCTGATTAATGAAGATGATCGAGCAGTTGTTGTTGTTGCAGTGCCCGGTCAGTATGCGGAGTGCCTGGCTCATGAGGCGGGCCTGGAGCCCTACATGCTGATCCCCTATCTCCCCTTCCAGCTCACGACGAGGTGTAAGTGCTGCGACACTGTCTATGACGATGAGGGACACTGCGCCCGACTTAGCCCAGGACTCTGCTATCTGTAGGGCCTCCTCGCCGTTAGCAGGCTGCGAGAATAAGATCTCCTCTAGATTAACTCCGAGTGCTTGCGCATACCCCGGATCTAGTGCGTGCTCTGCGTCGATGAACCCGCAGATCTTCCCAGTCTTCTGAGCCTCTGCTATTGCATGAAGGCTCAGAGTCGTCTTTCCGGAGGATTCCATGCCGAAGATCTCTATAATCCTGCCGCATGGGTAGCCTCTCCCTCCCAGCACCTCGTCTAGTTGGATGCTTCCAGAGGAGATCCAGTCCTTCACGCCACCCCCTAGCGAGGCGTGTATGCCTCGCAAGGTCCCTGCGGCCTCGTCCCCGAAGAGCTTTCTGCTCTCCACTAGTATCGATTCTATCTTGTCTGTCCGCGCCTTCTTGACGTCAGCCGCAGTGGGCTTCCTACTTTTCTTTGCCATCGCACTTCTCCTTTTTGTCTGTCTGCTTCTTTGCGTCCTTCCGGACCTTCGCCTGTGCTGTCTTCTCTTGTTGTGTGTTTGCTACTCCGTATTTCTCCATGACTACTTCCCCTCCTCCCAGTTGTTGACAATAGCAGGGTCGACCTCCAAGACGACCGGGAGGTCATCGTCAAATGGATGCTGCATGTAATACTGAATTAGCTCCTTTGCCTCTTCAGCTGTTTCCTTCGGCCCCTCGAATATAAGCTCATCGTGGACCTGATGTAGCAGAAGCCATCCAAGCACGTCAGTCAGGTGAGGATCAGACGCACAGAGGATCATGGCCCTCTTCACGATATCCGCGGCACTGCCTTGGATAGGTGCGTTGATTGACTGCCTCTCCGCGTGACCACGCTCAGGTCTGCGGCTAGACCGGATCTTGGATAGGCGCCGAGGACGCCCACAAAGAGTTAGGACGTAGCCATACTTCTTTGCGAACCACTTCTCATACTGCATATACCGACGCACGCCTGGGTAGGTGTCGAGGTACATATCGATGTAGCCCTGCGCCTCTACCTCGGAGACAGGCCTGTTCATGGCAGAGGATAGCTGCACCGCTAGTCCTGCCTTAGAGATCCCATAGACAATTCCGAACCCTACACTCTTCGCGGCCGTCCGGATGCCTATGATCTCTGGATCTCCTGCACCTTTCAGAGCCACGAACTCCTCGTAAGAGATGCCCTGCATCCTGCACCCCGTGTACGAGTGCATGTCCAGGCCAGCCTTAATGCTATTGAGCATTGTATCGTCTCCGTGAGACGATGCAACGAACGCAAGAATGCGCATCTCGAGCTGGCCATAGTCTGCTACAATATACAGGTGACCGTCCTCTGGCGCGAATGCTCTCCTGATATGGTGTGGATCGTTTCCGGGGCGTGGCACATTCTGTAGGTTCGGCTCAGACGACCCGAGTCTTCCGGTCGTCTTAGTCGTGCTGTAGCTTGTGTGCACTCGCTTGTCTGTGTGTATCCACTTTAGCAAACCGGTAGCATACGTACCTTTCAGCTTAGATGCCTTCTTGTACTGTATGATGAGACTCGCCTCTTCACAGCCATGGTTGTCTGCTAGGTCTTGCAGAATAGCCGCCGATGTCTTCCACTTACCGCTAGCCGTCTTACCTCCTGATGGTAGGCCCTTCTCCTCAAACAGCAGCTCCCCTATCTGGGGCCCACTGTTTGGGTTGAATGGTCTACCAACCATCTGGTTCAGCTTACGAGCTACCCGCTCCATCTCAGCGATCAGAGATGCTTCCACCTCGCGCATCCTCTCACGGGACAGGTACATCCCGCGACGCTCCATGTCGAATAGAGTCTTGATCTGAGCTTCCTCTGTCTGCCAGTAGGCATCCAGAAGCGTGTGCTCGCGCTGGGCTGCGGTGAGCTCGTCCCTATCGGGGAAGTCTCGCCACACCTTCACGTCGCCCAAGAGCTTCATTAGATGTAGAGCAAGCTTCCGAGTGACCCACGGGTCCATAGAGGAGTAGTCCAAATACTTATCCCACATAGGATGCCCCGGAGCGAACTCGCGAGGATCCATAGAGCCGAACAGCTCTTTGTAGTCAAGCATTGGAATCTGGAAGTAGTCCCACGCACAGGGCTTCAGGCCATGCCTGTTCTCCCGCGTGTCTTCATCTACCATAAAATCCATATGGACTGTATCTATCCACGGACCTGCTAGATGTATCCCGCTCGTGTTTATGAACCTGTGAGCGTCGAACTTCACGTTGGCTAGCGCTTTCGGAATGACTGGATCTTCTAGCAGGTCTTTGAAGTGGTGCAGTATGTTCCTCCGGATTAGGTACCGGCTGCCTTCGTCAGGAGATAGACCCATAACGACCACTTGGTCAGTCATCCTATTATAGCGATTGCCGTTCTCATCCTTTATGAGGCCTAACGTCTCTGTATCAACTCCCAATACATCGGCAGACATACACCTACGTATGCACGCTTCGATGTCTTCGGGAGTCTGCACATGCGTAGGCGGTGGAGCTATAGTAACGAACCTCATTATACCTCCTCTAAGGCCTGCCGCACGGCAGTAAGTCCGGGGAGAGTCACCTGATAGCCGAGCTCTTCCTGCGCCACGTCTACGACCCTGACTGCGTCAGCTGCCCGGCGAGTCTTACGACTCTTCTCCCATCCAGAGCAAGTCGGAGACATTGACAGGAACTCCTCAATGTCCTCCGCAGCCAGCTCTATATGCTTCCGCAGCGCAGTAGGGCGTGCGCGCATGTACGCATCCCATATCTCCGCATCGGACCACCCGCGCCACCTCAGCACGCCGACGCTCTTCCTGCACCTAGACGCCTCAGTCGATAGATCTGCTATGGACTCAGGCATAGACCTCGGCGAGTGGCACCCTGCGTCAGCAAACGCAAGCAACGCCTCGTCCGCCGTCACCCAGGAAATATCTGAGATATCGTAGAATACGCTACGGCCGTCTGGGGTTTCTGTTATTCCTGACGGAGTGTCGCGAGTAAGGGCACCCACTAGCGATGTCCCTGACTCAATACGCAGCTGAGAGACGGATGGGTCTAGGACGACACGAAGCCCCATCATAGATAACGCACGAAGGACAGGCCCCCTAATAGCTGTGATGCCGCCAGCTGCATAGAAGTAGAACACACTCGCGTCCTGGCTCCTCTTCCCATTTTTCCCCTGAACGTACACCGGACGGCCGAGGCCTTCTAGGTACATGGCAGTGAGGTCTACGCGTGAGGACTCCGGGACGTCTGACGCCTCCATGTATTCCATGAGCTCGTCGAATGACTTGGCACGAGACACGATGTCTGGAGTCGAGCACCACGTCGACTCCGCATAGATGGGCATATAAGCCCTCGCCCTGCGTGGTAGGAAAGAGTCTTGCGTCTCATCTACGTACTTTGCTAAGAGTATCCCCCAGTTAGCTGGTCTCGACGTCTCTGGCATATCTAGGACCCAGTTCACGCAGGACTCCTCCGCTCCCTCTACCCCCGTGATGTCTAGCGCCCAGCTCCCGGCAGAGTAGGACAGGAGTCCGCCTGCCAAGGAGGGGAGCACTTTGGCGTCCTTATCCGTGTCAAGCATCTCCATTATCTGTTCATTTATCTCCATTCTATTCCTCCAAGATGTCTAATACTATGCGTAAAATAAGGGTCGCATCGACGTGAGCATCAGCCTCATCGATGCGACCCTTCCTATACAGTGGCGCGGAAGCAGCCCTATGGTATGCACGTTTCTGTGCAATCCATAGGGCTATAAGCGGATCACTCCCGCTTAAAGCTTCTCCTGCCACCTTTCTGCTTCCATCCACTAGCACCTCCCTTCGCATCAGCGAATGGGTTGTCCACTTTCAGCACATCGGCCTGACTGTCTAGGACAGCTGCGACCCACATTGCCTCTCCATCTTCCTCTTCAGGGAAGTCGGAGCGCTTGACGGACTTCTCGGGCCGGTAGCGCTCTGCTAGATCCATAGGAGTGAGCAGCTTCTCGAGCGTCTCCTCGTCTAGATCGTATGCCTCCAGGTCTTCCTCCGCAGAAGACCAGCCGCCCACAGCGAAGTTGAAGCCCTTGAGCTCAACATTCTTGCCGTTGATTGACTTCGTCTTCGACGTGATTGTAGTCTCAAGCGTAGCATCGAACATGCTGGCCTGTACAACCCAATGGTCAGCGCCTTCTGGCAGGAAGGCTGCGCGCTTCTTCGGTGGTAGCTCATCGTACTCCCGCTTCTCCGAGGGAGTCATAGACACGCCGCAGCGGTCATTGTCGCAAGCGAACATCGGCCACGGGTAGTCATCTGCGCCGCAGGAGCAGTCGATGGTGTCTTGTTGTACTTGTGAGAGCTCCTTCGGAGACATCCCGCGCACAGTCGACTCATCTATCAGCTCCGCATCGCAGCTTTCGCATACGAAGGAGGTTGGGTAGCACTCCGAGTCGCAGATCTCCCCTGAGGAGTCTGCCGCGATGCATACGCTCTGCATCTTTGCGTGAGCTGCCCAAACCTGATCCCACTGGTCCGTATTCAACTCGACCACCTTATGCGTAGGCCCGTGACGCTCTGCTACGCGAGCTGACCCGCTAGCGCACAGCGTACACCGATTCCTTCGAGGGTTCGGCGCATCGTGTGTGCAGCGTGAGATCGTCTCCTTCCCCTCCTTAGTAGGGTGAGGGATGATGTGGAAATACCGGAAGTCGATGACATCCAGCGCAGTCCGCATCGTGCGACGTCCACGGTCCTTCTTGTTGGGGAATGTGACACACCCTACGCACTGCTCGTCGAAGCTACTATGCTCCAAAGTACACGCGATAGGGAACCCACCAGCGGGCCAGTGGTAGAACCTGTAGTAAGGAGACCCGTCCAGAGGAGGCAGGAATCGCAAGTAGAAGGACTCACCGGACTCAAAGGTCAGTTGCTCCATCTCCCATGGGGGGAAGTTACCACCACTCTTTCTCTTTGATACTTGTTTGTAGTTTCGTTTGTTAAAGTTTCTTGGATTGAACGCCATGATTATTTTCCTTGTTTATTTCATCGCCCGGAGATTCCCGGGCGATTTTGCTTCTGTGATCATTGAGTGCACCTCATGTGCCTCTTCTATATCGTCCGGTGCTGTACCCGCAGGTCTCTCCTCGTATAGGCACAGGTAGACTCTCCCAGAGCGCCTAAGCTTCTCTGCAACATTAAGTGCTGCACAGGAACCTCGACTATCCGGGTACGCCTTACCTGGCTCGTTGTCTAGCATGATGTAGTAGGGGCCGCGAAGCCTCCCTAACTGACGGACCTGCATATCCGACAGCGTAGACCCCTGGAGTCCTACTGCATCTGTGAAGCCCAGTTGCCTGAGCCATAAAGTAGATTTATACCCTTCCGTTATTATCAGAGGTGACTCCTCTAACGACGGTGAGTAGAATCTACGCGCATATATGGAATCGAATCCATATAAGTGCTTTCTGTTATCTGGGACGTAGTTGTCCACAACGCCATAAAACTCACCTGCACGTTGATTACGTGTAGGTTTTCTGGCGTCATACACCTTATACCGGGGAATTTGCCACTCGGTCGCTGCCCGGCCACTCACGCCAGCGAGCCTACCAAACATGTCCCTAATGGCAAAGGTGATGCGCTGGTTGGGTATGTCTGTCCCTACGTCGTGCGCGGCTAGTAGATCACCGTCGAATCCCTTAGCGACTAGGCTCTCTGGGACTCCGTCGTATGCTCCTAGTATGTACTCAGGTAGTGTGTGCCAAGATGCTTTAGCCGCTCTGCGAGCCTTAGCCACCCTGCTCATCTCCACGCGGACTGGCATGTTCGCCATCGTCCTGTCAACCTGCTTCCTAGTCATCCCGCACACGTGGTACAGGAATCCTACAAAGGAGCCACTCTCGTCGCACGAGAAGCATATCCAGCCGCCGTAGCTGGTGTTCATCATGAACGCTCGCTTAGAGTCGCATAGCGGGCATGTGGCACGTAATCCGTCCGCTCCCGTAGGCTTCACCCTCTCGAGGTAAGGCATCGCCAGGTCTGCTATCCTGCTCATGCGTCACCTCCCGAAGACTACCTTCTTCTCAGATGGCTTCTTGGCGGGGGCGCCAGTAAACGCCTGAGAGGATAGCTTGGTTCCCGGAGGGGGGCCTTTTGCCTCTTCCTTCGCCTTACTCTCACTCTCCTTGACGTCGTCTAGGGAGTCTACCCAGTCTGCTCCGGCCTCTAAGAAATTCCCGAATCCGTTGCACAGCCGGCTGTCGAACGTGAACGCCAAGAACTTCTTGGCATCCCTCCCGGCATTAAGGATGAGTGCCGTCCGGTCGTTTGCGTCGTCAGTTATGACTCGAAATCCGTAGTCTACTCTCCGGACAATCTTATCAGACCCTGCATACTCCACGGACGACTTACCCTTAGCCTTCACGCCCTCGCGATTGGCATGCCCGCACGCGATGATGGGTATCTTGAGCTTCATGGCGAGACGCTTAAAACCTCCTGCCACCTTCCCGATTACCTCGTGCTCCCGAGACTTAGACCTCATCTCCATCTCGTCCTCGGCAACGCTCATCATGTAGTCATGGATTATAAGTCCCGGCTTCACCTCTTCGACCTTAGCGCGTACGCCGGCCATGCCTCCGTCCATCTCAGTGACTATGAGATTCTTACGAGAGTAGAGATCGTCCATGACGTCCTCTAGCTTCGTTATACCGTCGGTCGATATCTGGCCTGCCGTCAGCTCCGAGTATGGAAGCCCTGCGCGCATGGGATACATGCGCCACGCTATCTCCTCCAGCGTCATCTCACGTGTGAAGAACAGCACGCGAATGCCTAACGACTCAAACCACACGGCTAGGTAGCAAAGTAGGAAGGTCTTCCTGCTCTTCTCCCTACCATAAATGTAGATGAAGTTCCCGGGGCAGACTCCCTTAGAATTTTCATTCATGAAGGGCCACGGCCACGGGTATCCCATCAGTCCGTTATTCTGCCGAAGGAACTCGATGCGCCTAAGGACTTCCGCTTTATCCGAGCCTGCCACTAAGTCAGTGACCTTCTCTTGCACCTCCACGGATAGGTTATCGGCCAGAGAGGATAGCTGCTTGCGCGCCTCCCATGGGTCCGCGTCATTCAGGTCTAGGACCTTCTTGACTATGTCCTCTATCTCCCCGTACAGGAACCGTGACTTAAGTTCATGCGCGATGGCCTCCATGCCGTCTCCGCCTACATTATGCTCGTATCCGGGGCACATAGAGACGAAGTGCTTAAGGCTTGGAACCTCTTGGAATTGCTCATAGTGGTTAGCTATGATGTCCCAGTAGGTCTGGGCTTCTCCTCCGAGGAATCTAGGCTTTATTCCTAGCCTAATGGCGGATGCCATATCCCGTTCCTCTAGTACGGCGCTTATTAGCGCCAGGTCGTAGTTCATGATTTACTCTCTCTGTAATGCACAGCTATTCTAGGCGTCCGCGGACATGGACCACGGACGCACGGTTGGTGAGTAAGGCAGGCAGCCTAAGCGATCCCCTCTCGGAGATCAAGTAGAATGCCCAAACACTGCTCAGGGGAAGGTTACGCCATCGCTGGTGACGGACTCCACAGATGTCTCATCATCCAACGGAATCCTCTCGCTCGATAGCATGGACACTACGTCCTGCTCGATAGACCTGCCGAGCTCTCGTAGGAGTCGCATAGTCTCTGGAGAGGACGGGGTGACGGACATCTCGCCTAGTATGAACTGCTCATGACTTACGAGCAGTACTTTACCTAAGAGCTTCGGGTCTCCCAATAGGAGGGAGTCGCACTCCATGCGAACGCAGACCACGCTGGCGAGATTCCCCGCGTCGTAGACATCCATCAGGAGTCCAACGTGATTCGGACGCTAGGCGCACGGGACTTTACTTCCTTGCGGTATTCCTCCACGCCCTCTAAGCCTGGCCGTGTACCGCTGGCCACGATGCGGTCTAGTGCCGCCGCGTCGACCGTCTCCGTCACTACGGATATACCGTCCACCTCCACATCTCTTAGCCAGTCGAACTTATTGAGGACAGCTGGATCGTAAGATACCTTCGTGGACACCTTTCCGATGGAGACCGCGATACCACTCCCTGACACCTTCCTGCTCTTCCTGAGCGCGGAGAGTGGCATGTTATGGCAGAACTTCTTCAGTGACGCGGCGGCCCTCTCGACGCTCCTCTTCGCGTCTTCCAGGTCCTCATGCTCAGTCACGTACTCCTCCCGCATGCGGGACTTTATGGCATCCATCTCAGCCTTGGATGCTTCTATAACCTCCTCTAATGTCTGAATGGACGCGATCTCCTCTGCGCAGGTCAGACGCAAGTCTTCTTCTACGTCTGCTACGCACTCGTGGCAGTCTGCCAAGTCTGCCATCAATGCCTCAAGGTCTTTCATCATCTTATCATCACTCTGTGTCATCTTCACTGTCCTCTCTGTTAGGGACTTCATCGCCCCGATAAATGAATGCTGCCATGTCCGCTACTGCGAACGCCTTCTGCCATGTGTCAAACGCCTGTCTGACCGGACCTCCTTGATTCATGTCCCAGTTCATTGCCAAATATTTAGGTGACCACGTAGCAAACGCTGTTCGCCGCACTTTCGCGTACCTGCCCTGCGTGTGTGCCTCTACGTTAGGTATAAACGGATTCTTAGCCGCCTTAGAGATACCTCCCTTCTGCGGAGACAGCGCTTTGAGCGTGGCTCCTCCGAGCAGTAGGACCACGAATGGGTCCACTATCTCTAAGATTCCGGTGAGTCTGGGCATACACGCCGCTATCTCTTGTGCCGCTAGTGGTCGAGACTTGGTGGGGTCATCCGTCGTCGTAGCCCTACATGCTGCCAGAGTCGTGATGAATACATCATCTGCTGAGCTCTTTAGCGAATCCAGGTAGATGTCTACTATCTCTCCTTGCGCATCGCCTAGCGGGCTGCTACTGCTTGACGACATGGATGTAGGCGCGTCAGCTATTATGACTATGCTGGCGTCCACATTACCTTGACCGAATGCTATAGGCCCCCTAGCGCGCCCCGCTGGATTGCATAAGCCACACCGTTCGCACTCACCCCACTTAGCGTAGAGCGCCTGCATCTTAGCTAACTTCTCCTCCTTGCGGGCCTCTCTGTCTTTACTATCCATTCTGCCTCCTATACCATCCTGAATTTGTATCCGAACCCCGTTAGGTGGTTTCGCAGCTTCCTGCACATCCCAACGCATAGCGGGATTCGTCTATCCTCTATGATTATGACGAGGAGTCCCTGCTTCCCCTCGTGCCGTCTCTGCCCCCTTCCGAGGATTTGTCTGAACATGCCCTCCCGCGCTATCGGCAGAAGGAGTAGTAGCGTATCTAGGTCACTTCGGTCTAGGCCTTCCTTGGCGATAGACGTGGACGCGAACACTAGATCTTTTCTGTACAGTGCACCATCCCTCTCCTTCCCGAGAGATCCGTGGATCTTGCTTGCCGTGTCGCCGAACTCCTCTGCGAGGAAGTCTATCTGACCCACTCGACTGGTTAAGGCGAGTATCTTACGATCCTCTTCGACCAGACCGGCAATGAGATGTATGATCTCCGCGTTCCTCTCCACGTCCTCGGACAGCCACGTGAGTAGCTTCGGGACGTTAGTAGATCCAGTAGAATCCGAGAATGACTCCCACTCAGCGCGTGACGGAGAGGTATCTACACGGAAGAATACGACATCCGGGACAATGTCCTGCTCCAAGTTCTCATAGACCACTGGACCTATGTGGTACTTATACAGGGCATCGAGTCCGTCGTCCCTCTCGTGAGTCGCAGAAAGTCCCCAGCGTGCGCCGCGTCCTACCGCGGCGCACTCCAGGAACGTAGGCGCCCCTAAGTTGTGGACTTCGTCATAGATCACCAAGCCGAAGTGCTCCTGGAATCCCTCCGGCAAGTCGAACGACTTAGTCCGCAAGGCCAGTGTCTTCAGCATGGCTATGCACACAGGCTTCTCCCACCTAGCTACGTCCCCTCTGTAGAGTCCTATATCGCCATCAGACAGGTCAGTGAATTGCAGGAGCCTCTCCTTCCACTGAGTTAGGAGCTCCTCTGTATGAACGACTACGAGTAGCGGGACGCGCATGTCGCACCAAGCCATGATCGAGACGACAGTCTTCCCCCTACCGCACGCGAGGGACAAGACGCCGTTCACGTTTTCCAGCAGCGCTTGGTGGGCAATCTTCTGGATAGTGCCCCGAGGCTTTGCGTTGCACCTAACGTGCGTCTTCGGGAAGCTCCCTACAGGCTGGTCGTTTATTTGGAAGGGTAGGGTCTCCCACTCGTCAAACGGTATGTAGTCTCTGGGAACTATGATATGCGTCTCCGTCTCCTCGAACGCGCGCACGACTGTTCCACTGTTTAAGGTGAATGTCAGGGAACTCTTCACAGAGTCCGTCACCTTGCTCTTCGGAAGCCATAGGTAGTCTCTCCTATAGCCCTCATCTGTCTTCAATACTGGCAGCTTCATGTAGCCTCCTATTTGCGTGATACGACCACGTAAGGCCTTAACGCCTCCGGTATGTTTTCTCTTGCCAGACAGACACGAAGTCTGGCTACTTCGTCCTTGCCTAAGTCCAATGCCTTGGCCATGCGGATCAGCAGGTCGGGGGATGGACGCGATAGCGACCTCTCTATGCGCCGCACATGCTCCATGGAGCACCGAGATAGGCTAGCTAACTCGGTCCTGCTCATACTATCACGCTCCCTATAGTATTTGATGAGATCTCCGACTACCATCTCCTGCTCCTGCGCTCGCGCTGATCACTCGTAGAGAATCTACGGGAGCTGAAGAAGTATGCGACCTCCTCTCCTATGGCCCTCGCGCTAGCGGCGACGGCAACTTCCAGCATGCGGAGCCCCAAATCCTTTAGGATGTCCACTACCCCAGGAGGCTCCCACGCTACTATTGTCCCGTCTGAATATTCTACAGGCAGGTCATATGCATACGGACGGTCTTCGGACTCTTCTCGCAGAACCCTACGTGGGGGAGCACTTCTCCTCTCTCGCTCATACCGCGGGGCCTCGTACCTCTCTCTAGTGTCTGGCCGTTCGTAGCGTCGGTCTGGACGTATGCTCTCAGAGGGTTTACTCTGAGAGTGGAAAGGGGAGTCTCCAGACCCCCTAGACTTAAACGTGTACTTGGGTGCTGGGTCAGCACCTCTCCTATTTCTTAGCTTGCGAAACAACTCATCTGACATGTGCTCTCCAGTGGATGCTGTGTTTATTTTGATGGGTTCGTGTACTTATGCGTGATAATAGGGAAGTCTTAACGAGCACTTGGAGGATTCATGGGAAGCGCGACAACCGGCATTTACGATATCTACGACGATGGAGGAGCTATCCTGCAACGCTACATCCCCGACCCGGCAGATATTCCGGAGTTCGTGAAGACCGCCGAGCGCGTAGGGCACGACGCACACACCAACATGTACGCCCTAGTCATGGTAGAGGATGGGAGGACGTTGAAGAAGTTTGCGACGGCGGATAGAGGGAACACTTGGCTGTCATCCCTCTACTTCGCAGAAACTCATGTTAACTTACCTGAGGACGCGCAGAAAGTAGCAGCAGCTCACCTATCTGATGCGTGCGTGGAGTTCGATATAGATCCTCCAGACATACTTATTGCTCTAGCTGGCGACGGTGTCTCATCCAACCTAGTTAGCGTTACTGGAGCGCGCCTACCTGTAAAGGTGGCATCCGCCACAGTAGAGGACTCTGACTATGCCATAGTGCGCGAAGACGGTAGCTCGTACTACCCACTCAGGAATGCCGTGGATGTAACTACGGCCATGCACTACTTCGACGAGCACGCGAGTAGCTTCATTCCGCGGGAGCGGCGAGAGTATGCCGTGAAGGTCGCTCAGGTGGCTGAGCGTCATGGAGTGGCCATCACCGAGAAGATCTCTAAGCACGCTGGAGCGTCCTGGAATCCTGCCTTAGAGGGCCACCTCACATCTAGGTACCTGTGCCTATCGAATATGGCAGCTCCAGTAGGTATCAAGGAGCGCCTGGTTAAGCTGTCCCACGCGCAAGAGACATCTACTCCTGAGGAGTTCTCTACGGCGCTAGAGAGGTTCGATCTAGACGCGGGACTCGCCCCGCTATGGGACCGCCACCTAGCAGACCCTTGGACTGCTACGTTCGGGATCGAGAAAGAGGCGTCCACTAACAAGACTTACTCAGTAGGCGGCGCAGATGTCTCTGGAGACAGCATACGCGATCTCGCCCGGAGGCCTAATAGGCTGGGAGATCTGTTCGGGGAGAAGGTCGCCCAGGCGTTCTCAGAGGACCCACTCGCACAATTCGAGGCCATGCCCTTACCGCAGAAGAAGCTGATTGCCCAACTAGCGGCGGCCCCAAATGAATAGGCGCACTAGTCACGCGTTCGCCGATGAGCTCAGCAAAATACACTCCGGCGAGCTAGAGAAGACAGCCGTCCGTGAGACGTTACGTATAGGCAGGAAGGCATTAAGCGCGGCCCTGCGTGGCGGAACGAAGCTGCATGCACCTCCCGGCGTATTTAAGGCTGAGAGGGATGCAGCAGTAACCGCCGGGACAGGTCTGATGGAGGCACTGAAGCGGCGAGGAGTGACTACGCACAGGGCTCGAGTCAAGTCCCCCGGGTCTATAATGGCCAATGGTGGGTCAGGCCTCCCCGACGACCTACTCGGTATGCAGACATATGGCAAGGGGCCCGAAGACGTAAAGAAGCTACTATCTGCCCTAAGGTCGGAGGGAGTCACTGGTATATCGGCGTCTACTAAGGCACGGAAGGGGTACCATGGCGTCAACATAAAGGGATCTTACAAGGGCACGCCCATTGAATATCAAGTGTCTCCCGGACGCATATCCAACATGGGGCAGATCATGGAGCACTCATTAGGGTACAAGCAGGTGACGGAGGCCCCCAACGCTAATCGCATAGATAAGTGGGTGGGTCGCGTTATAGCGCCTAAGATGGTAAACTGGGATGCCGCAGGCCCCTTAGATCCTAGCTGGATCAATGAGGCGGCGCCTGCTATGAGGCGATTCGGAGTAAAGTAATGGCGTATTCTGCTAATGGCGTGCTGGGAGACGACGTAGGTCTTCAGTTTATACCTCTCATAGGGTTGCTCATGACGCGCATAGGCCCTGCGTTCGTTACGTGGGACTACACAGCGCTGAGGGCTGAGCTGGAGGAGTCCTACGGGGCCATCGGCGTCCAGACATGGCAGAAGATCATGGCTGCGACTGTACTTCTCTCCTCTGAGGTAGCGTGGCAGGAGTGGGAGGTGTTTGAGAACATGGTGGCCGCGATCGTTGGTGAGATGCCAATATTCTCTTACGTGCAGCCTCCGGAGCCTGCGGAGATGGTCATAGCACTGAGCGTTATGGGTAGGGTAGCTAATTACGGGATCTCCTCTGAGGTAGCGGATTACATCACAGCTGCGTGCCTCAATGATGGGTTATGGTATCTTGAGGAGGGGCCGCTGAGCATTGCGCGGATGTCCTTGATGCTGTATGACAAGCGCCTCGGCATTCAGCGAGATTTCAGTAGCGTCTCTGACGCTATCGCAATGCAGTCTTCTATGTATTCTCCTGCGGAGTCTCCTGAGGAGGTTCAGGCCAATAAGGTGCGTGAGACTAGACTAGTGCTAAAGCGTTACATAGATACAGAGAAACGGCAGGTCCAGGAACTATCCGGGGTGCTGCAAGGGAGTAAGTAGTGGCAGGCATTGGATCAAGTGGCAGCTCGGATAGGTTCTCAGGCTATCGTGGCGGGACGCTAGACGGCAGGAACAACAGCTTCCGCTACCCGTCTCCTTGGTGGGACATCGCCAGTATGCAGCTCCCTACTACAGTAAAGAGCCTATTCCGCAAGTGCCGATATCATATGCTCGTTAATCCGCTCATCTCCAGCGTCGTCAGGAAGATGGCGTCCTATCCGATAACGAGCATCGTCATCGACGACACGGCCAAGCCTGGATTCGACAGGGCAACTAAGAAGTGGGATGACTGCCTGAATCGGGTGCTGAGTTTATCCTCGTTCCAGGTGGAGGTAGGACTAGACTATCACGGCTACGGGAACTGCATGGTCAGCATCTTATATCCGTTCCATAAGCACCTACAATGCACTGGGTGCGGCTATAAGAAACGCATCACACGCCTCAAGTATAAAAAAGACTGGAGGTTTAAGAATTTCAAGTACATCTTAGATTGCCCAGAGTGCGGGATATCGAAGCCTGCGAGAGTGGATGACGTATACTACAGGAGCTACCGGGACATAAAACTCGTCCGATGGAGCCCTACAGACATCGACATCGACTTTAATCCCATTACTCGTGAGTCCACTTACGCATACAAGGTCCCTGCGAAGGTACGAAAGAAGATACACGAAGGAGATAAGACCTACCTAGAGACTATGCCTGAGGCCATCATATCTGCGGCGCGCGGGAAGCGGCCATTCATACTGGCTAAGGAGAACGTCTTCCACTTTAAGGCGCCTACTCCGAGTCTTGACTCTAATGATGAGGGGTGGGGCTACCCACTCATCCTGCCCGCGTTGAAGGATGCGTTCTATCTACAGATCATGAAGAAGGCGCAAGAGGCTGTAATGCTAGAGCATTTAGTCCCTCTAGACATACTATTCCCGGCATCGTCGGACACGAATGCCAACCCCTACCTCACTATAAACTTGAAGGACTGGAAGGCGCAGGTCGAGTCGGAGGTAGGCAGATGGCGTAGAGACCCAAACTACAAGCCAGTTATGCCTGTCCCGGTAGGGCACCAGAGGATTGGAGGGAACGGGCGCGCACTGATGCTCACACAAGAGATACGTGCTATGTCCGAGCACATTGTAGCAGGTATGACGGTCCCGCAGGAGTTCGTATTTGGCGGACTAACCTACTCGGGGACTAGTGTATCTCTCAGGATGCTAGAGAATCAGTTCATAACATACAGGACGCTACACGAGCACTTCCTGCAACATTTCCTTGTCCCTAATATTGCTAGGTTCATGGGATGGAAGGAGGTGAACGTGCACATGAAGGCATTCAAGATGGCAGATGACATGCAAGCCAAGAGACTGCTTGTCGCGCTCAACCAGTCCCGCAAGATCTCAGACAAGACTATGCTGGCTGACTTCGACAAGGACTCGATCGCGGAGGCCAAGCTGATTGAGCAGGAGATGAGGCAGGGACTGAGTATCGCAAAGCTGGACGCACTGGCCAAGGCTCAGATACAGGGAGAGCAGCAGACAGTCGCCACTAAGTTCCAGATTAAGAACCAGATGACAATGCAGGACGCGCAAGCTAAGGCGCAAAAAAAGGCGCAGGAGGCTGCTGCGAGAGATGCCGCTCAGCAGCAGGCCGCGCAGGCGAGCGCGCAAAGCACGCCCACCATAGATGCCAGCAGGCTAGCTACCAGCTACGCGCATAGGCTCTCTAGTATGGCAGTTCCTGATCGTCAGGTGGTCTTGTCACGTATGCAGAAGGATATGCCTCAACTGTACGACGTTGTGAATCAACAGCTCCAGGGGATGAGTGCCAAGAGTCCGGAGGACCCTCCGGAGC